ATACGTTTTAAATTTTGCATCTGTAATAATACCTGTATCATGATCCACCTTTATCTGTAGTTTCATTACATCGCCGCAAGCAGGGGCACCTACCATGCCTGTGCCTACATCTACATCGCCTTTTTCAAACGAACCCACATTTCGAGGGTTTTCGTAATGGTCAATTACTTTGTCCGAGTACGCCATTAATTACCCTCCAATCGATTAGTTTCCATATGTTTTTTAGATAGCTTTTTTTATCAGCCTGATAGTCTAGAACCCATGCGTGTTCCCACCAATCAATTAATAGTACAATATCATTCTTGATTTCGTGGTTGACAATGGTTTTGATTTTGCCATCTCGAGCTAGATACACCCATCCGCTACCTTGTATACCCATTGCAATTTTCTCAACTTGCTCTTTAAAAAGATCAAAAGTTTCAAAGTGTCTTTCTATGAACATTAAACTAGCATCATAGGGTCTATTTGATCCTTCTGGTTTTTGTAGTTGACCAAAATAGATATTGTGTAAAAAGGCTCCAGCTTCGTTAAAATCAGCATCACCCTCGCCCTTGTTATATCGATCAACATAGGCCTTGTACAGCGTTCCGTAGTGATAATCTATAGTTTCTTTACTTTTTATCGGAGCCAGCTCATCACGGTCGTAGGGCAATGTCAACTGTATGAGTTTGTCTTTTTTGCCTTCGATTATAAACTTTTGAATGAATTTAAATTCCATATATGTATTTACCGCTAAATAAATTCCTAAGGAGATTTAATATGATCGGTTTATTAAAGAAACTATTTGGCGGTAAGCCAGCAGAACAAACTGCGGAAGCCCCATATAAAGTTGAGGCAGCACCAGTTGTAGAGGCAGCACCTGCACCAGCAGTTGTTCCAGAAGTAGTTGTTCCAGCGGCTGTAGTTGAACAAGCGGCTGCAAAACAACCTGTTAAAAAGCCTGCACCTAAAAAGCAACAGTTCGCTAAGAAACCTGCTGCTCCCAAGACTACACAGCCAAAAGCAGCGCCTAAACCAAAAGCGCCGCCTAAGCCAAAAACAAAGCCGGCTGCTTAATACTTTGTTCGTAGAGTGCAAAGCTGGCCAAGTTCTTGGCCTTGCTTTCGCACATTATATCAAATTGGTCTCTAAAGCTCAGTGCCCATTCATTTGCTGCTGTATTCCAGTAGAAGTTTGAATGTGCTCTGAGTTTTTGTTTTTTATGCCCGCTTTCGATCAGCGCATCAAGGGCGGGAAGGGTGTCTGTGGCATGGTTAACAACAACGTCTTCCCGTGAAACACTATAATGTATAACAGGCCTAACACCACGCCAGCTATCAATAATCCTTTTAACACGGTCATCATTCGGGTCAATATATTCTCCTGAGTTAATCCAATGGTGGTGAATGTCTAAGACTAATGCGCAGGTATCTACTAGCTCAAGACTAGCATCAATACCCCAAGTCATTTCGTCGTTTTCAATTGTAATGCAGTTTCGTGCTTCGGGACTAAGACGTTGCATTGCTCTCTTAATACCGTCCGGACCTTGCTTACCTGAAATATGCACGTTAATTTTAAAGTCCTGGAACGTTTGTCCATAGCCCATCCACCGAGCCATATCAGTGTGGTACTCAAACTCTTCAATACTACGTCCTACAATACCTTCGTTAATACTTGCAAGCACAGTAAACTGACCAGGATGCATACTGAGCCTAACACCCCTCTCGCGAGCCAAAGCTCCCACGGCTCCAAATGCTCTTTCGCAATAGGCTCGTACATCGGCACTCCGCCAATACCTGCCCCAAGTTGGCTCAGTATAAACAGGAAGGATATCGCTACTGAGTCGTACCATTCTAAGATTTTCATCAAGTGTTCCTACACGTTCAACTAGTTTGCGGACTGCTTCAATATTGCCTACCATTAGGTCATATAGTTTTTGTTCTGCAACTTCGGTTGTCTGTCTATTTAACCAGGCAACAGTGGTGCTGCCGGTATTATACTGTTTGCAGTTGTCCGTTTGTTTAATGCCATCAATTTGGCTAGGACCATCAATCCATTTGCAGGCAAAGCCTATACGTTTTATCATAGTTAAAGTATACTATCTTTAACGCCAGTTGTCAACTACAAATTTGTCCTGAATATCTTCGGGTTTTGGATCCCCATGAAACACTACCACGCAGCAATTTGCATCTATGCTGGTGTTATTTGATATGGTTTTGAATTTACGCTTGCCTCGATCTACTATAAGATCACTGCGATCACGTATTTCCCATTTGTAACTTTGAATCACATTATCGGGCCAAAACGTTATTTTTTGTTTGGCCACTCTCCAAATCCAATCTTGATCCCCTAATAATTTCTGTGCCTGAACAGGATCTCTTTTAAATTCTTCAAAAATATAAGAATGTTGACCGTGTACCCAACTCATTACAGAACTGTTTAATATATTCCACCCTGGATGAAATTTTCTGTTGAAGTCTCGAATCCCTAAAAATTTATTGCCGGCACTTTGAACGAGGTCTTCTACATCTGCACATATAATAATGTCTAGATCAAAATATAAAATTCTTCCAGACAACGGTAGACCTGAATCAAACATATGAACTTTATGCCACCATAGTCTATGGTATCCGGCCAAGGGCTGAACTATATTGCGAACACCTTGAATGGGATTAACGTCATCAGTGAGACAGACAAATTCGTAGGGTACTTTAATATGTCGTGCTGCCATATTTCGAAGACGTTCAACATATTCTCTACCATACTTAGTGCCAAACCTCACGCAGAGAACGGTTAATTTATCTTGAAAAATGCCATCAGTACTGGGCATTTTTTCTAATCTACGTTGTGCTTTTGCCGCTTTTCTTTGTTCTTTGGTTTGATTTAGTATCATTTTACAATAGCATCTATTTGTAATAACTTATGAATAAGTGATGATAGATCCTTGAGTGCTATCATGTTAGGACCATCACTAGGTGCATTGTCTGGATCTTCGTGACATTCTACAAAGACCGCAGCTACTGATCCTGTGGCTATAGCAGCTCTCGCCAGGTACGGGACCATGGTCCTATCTCCGCCAGATCTTTCTCCCATTCCGCCAGGCTGTTGAACACTATGAGTGGCATCAAAGACCACTGGATAGCCGGTGCTTGCCATAATGGGTAGACTGCGCATATCCACAACAAGATTATTATATCCATGAGTATATCCTCTTTCGCATAGCATAATGCGTTCGTTACCAGTTGAAGCAATTTTTGCGGCAACATTCTTCATATCGTGAGGAGCAAGGAACTGCCCTTTTTTCACATTGATAGCACAGTCTGTAGCACCTGCTGCCAACAACAGGTCAGTCTGTCTGCAGAGAAATGCAGGGATCTGCAAGACATCTATACCAGCTGCGGCACACAACTCTGCCTGATAGCTTTCGTGAATGTCAGTCAAAACTGGCACTCCAAAACGATGTTTAATAGTATTGAGAATTTTCAAACCTTCATCGATTCCGATACCTCGTCGAGTCGATATACTGCTTCGATTAGCTTTATCAAAACTGCTTTTATAGATAAACTTAATTCCTAAACTATCACAGGTTTCTTTTATACTGTGTGCAGTTTCGAGTGTATGATCTAGACTTTCAATTTGACAAGGCCCAGCAATTAATACTAAAGGCTTGTTGTTTCCTATTTCGATATTATGAATGTTAAATGTACGCATATTATTATTTATGCGTACATTGTGTTAGGCTTCGTATATTGCGGAGTTACCCAGATGTTCAAATACTTCTGCACTCTTAAGTCTTACACCTTGTCCTACAGGATAACGTGCTTCGAATGTCTGCCCATTAGGACAGTAATAAGTATTGCCTGTTTTAAAAACGTGTAAGATAGTATCCATTTCTTTGTAGACAAGCTCTGCAAACTTTTCACAGCCTACACCTTCTACAATCCTGATATCACAGACACCGCCTTGATCTTGTAATCCTAATTGAGCCATTTTCTCAAACATAGCACGATGAGGATCGTCTTGAGCAATTACTAGAGTATGATCAAATATATATTCTGACCATTCCTTAAATGCTTTGAGTCCACCAAAGTCCATGACCCAGTTGCGATCATCTAAGGTTTCTGATTCAAAGATCAGTTTGATACCAATCGAGTATCCGTGTAGTAATGAGCAGTGACTATGTGTGCTTCTCCACTGTCTAAAACAGCATGAAAGTCCGCGGTCGTTGCCGTAAGTTTTTGTTGAAAGATATTTTGCCATCTCTAGTCTCCTTTGTAAGGTAGCAAGTTTGACGACATGCAGAGTTTATAAAGCGGGATGAATGACGTAGAAGTCCGCTGTGCCTGTGTGTATAGATTAATTATACACAGTATTTACAAAACTGTCAACTGATTGTTAGCGGTTCTGAATGACTCAATATTTTCAAAAGTTATGTTGTTTCTTTTCCATTCGGCCGGCATTGCCCAATCGGCGATATTTACTATTTTATAATTTGTCTCGGGGTAGGTTAAAAAAATCTGTTGAATTTGATATAGCCAGAAACTGTAATCTACAGCTCTAGTATCCCCTTTTGAATAATTTGGGGTGTTTTTATATAGGTTATTTACTTTTTCTTTATTTCCGTACAGGTCAAACCCTAACATTGTGATATTTTGAAATCCAAGAGTGCTGGCCAGTAATACAGCATACGGTCCGCTACCCCAATGAGTGGGATCATCTCTTTTATTTTGACCAGTTGTGGGTACTTCAGGAAGCAGTCTTACATTTTTTTCTTTTTGTAATTTTCTATACTGTCTATAATACATTGCACGTACATAGATTAAAGAATCTTTTGTTGATTGATTGTTTAAAGATTCCACAATCATTCTTTGGTCACAGCATATCAAATGATCAACGGTGATATCTCTTTGAACTGCATTGCAGCCGATTAACACAAAATTATCTTTTAACGAATTTAAATCTACAGAATATCGGCTTTCACCGTTTCCTAACACCAGAGCTTCGTTCATTATGTTATTGGATTTTTTATATCTCCAAAGGGACTCCATAATCCTGGATTCCCTGCTATAACACAAATCCATCCTACGTTGCTTCCGGGTCTAGGGAGAGAATTCCATATGATGTCTCCTTGATCATACCGGCCATTTTGAGGCACTCCAGCGGCATATTGATGTAACTTATCATTGAATCTTATTGCACCGGCTACGTGAAGACTTGCTCGGTCATCGTGACTGCTTGCTCCAACAGATAATTTTCCGTTTATTGTTACTCTAACCGGACCAGCTCCCTTGCTGCCTAGTCGGATGTCACCGCCTGCTTCGAGGGTTATTCTAGAAACATTTCCAGTAACAATGTCTAAATCATTGTTGCTGTAGGTTCCGATAATGCCTTTGGTATTATTTTGTGTACCTAATATTACTTCAACATCGTTTTCAAACACACTAAATGCAGCATTGGGCTCTTGGGTACCTAATCCCAGTCTATTGCTGGCCGCACTATAATGCAGGTGTTGATCGACACTAATTGAACCATCAACAACCAGTCCTTTAAGTATGCCTAGTTCTGTTAGACTGCTTTTTACAACAGTGTTTCCTAATTCTGTATTTGATAATACAGACACTCCGTCGATTAAAAACTGTTTGTTAACGCCAAGCTCTATACTTTCAGAACAAAAGATTCTATCAGTAATTTTGTTATAGACCAGTTGCTTGCCCCAACCTTTGCCTCTCCATACTATTCCTTTATTAGAAATATTATTAGGATCGTCTTGAAATATTATGTAAGGGGCATTTGGTAAATGCCCACCGGAGTCGTTGTTACCAACAAGATCTTTTAGGCCTTGTGTTATTGTGTCTATAGTTTGATCTAAATTATCGGTCATAGTTTTAATTATATTGTGATCTGTCCAAACGGATTCCAACGACCCGGATTACCAGAGCTAGTGCAGACCCAGCCAACGGGGTTACCTACAGTGGGTGCTGTATTCCATACGATATCGCCCGAATTATAAGAACCTGATACGGGTATTTCTTTAGCGTAAAAGTGTAAATGGCCGTGGAATCTAATTGGACCATTTACGTGCAGGTCAACATTAGGGTCTGGTAAAGCAACTTTAATTGCTAAATTTCCGTTTACCGACAGTTGAATGGGTGAGTGATCAGTATTGCCTAGAGTTATATTACCGCTTGGCGACACACTAATCCACGTAGTATTACCAGCAACTATGTCAAAGTGATTGCTAGCATAGGTTCCAACAATGCCTCGAGAATGATTTCTCGTACCTAACATTACTTCAACTCCATCTTCTGCTACACTAAATGCAGAATTAGGTTCTTCGATGCCTAGGCCTAGTCTATCAGTGATAGCATTGTAAAAAAGATATTGATTAATACTAACTGAACCGTCAACATCTAGTTCTTTGAGACGACCAACAGTTTGCAAATTGCTTTTGACTACTGAAGATCCTAGTTCTTTGCTGGAAAGTACTAGATTGTTTCCAATAGAAAAGTGATGATTTTTGTCTAGGTCAATGTTTTCAGAAGAGAAAAATCTGTCAGGATCGCGATTCAAGACAAATTGTTTGGTGATTCCGTTACCGCTCCAGATAACGCCCTTGCCAAAATTCTCTTTGCCTGAGTCTGCCTGAAATTCTAAAAATTGAGTTCTTTGTTGAGAAACCGGTTGCTGTGCCGCATCAACTAGATATTTAAGAACCCTATTTAATTCCGATAGAGTTTGATCGATATTGGTATTGTTCATACCAGTATTTATCAAACCCTAAATTAAATATCAGGCAATTTTTAACAGAATTATATCTTCGTTGATACGCCCATTCATACGGGTATCGACAGCATTGATTTCTTCTAGAAACTTGCGTAGAACCACTTTACCTGCGGCTTTAAATTCTTTAATTTGATCAGCTGGCTTACGTAGTGTTTTTTGTACGGATTTTGCTTCACTAAATCCTGTAATAGTTGTGCCTTTAACTCCGAGATCTTGGAATTCTTCAGCAACGTATTTGCCTAATTTACGTGACTTTGTGTTGTAAGTCCACAATTCTTTAGCACCTAGAATATCTGCAGGATTAATAGATACCAACTTTAGTGGCTCATCTGCTTTTTTGTACTTGAGTTTGGCTACAATCTTCTCAGCAGGCACAGCTTTTTTGGCTTTGGGCTTGCGATTGACCTTGGCTTCTTGTGCTAACATTTCACAGGCACTGACAACTTCTTGATAGAACGCTGTGATTTTTCTTAATTGAACTTTACTCAGATGACTATATGCTTCTTTAAGTTGTTCGTCTTTGGTTGTTGCTGCTTCAATAAGCTCTGCTAAATCACGTTCGTAAAATGTTTTAATAATACGAGTGTGTGCTGCCTTGGCCTGTTTAGCTTTTAACAGATTAAGAACTTTAAAAGACTTTGGATCAAATGCTTCCGGATCTGTTTGAAATGCTTCGATAGCAGTTTCGATTTCTTCGGTCATCAACATACTAGCATCGCGAACACGTTCTTGAATGCTAGGAACATAGACGTCTTTTTTAACTTCAACAACTTCGTCGCTGTCGTCTTTGTCGTCTTTGCCTTGTTCAATTACTTTGACAATCTCTGCTCGCAACCATACTGTGGTATCTCGACCCTCATTAAAGTCTGCACGAACGGCAGGCATACCCTTAATCAAACAAGCCGCCACCGCACCCATTGTCATGCCGCAACGATTGTCTTTGGTTTTCTTAAAAGCAGAAATATCTTCTTTGGTACAGCCCTGTCGGCCCATCCAATCAATAACTTTGGGTTTAAGTTCTTTGGCAGAACTTTCTAGGCGATACCAGGCCATTGCACTATGGAACTGACGCAAGAACTGATTGGTGTCCCAGGTTTCGTGTCCGTCCCATTTTGGGCTTAAATCTCGACCTTTTGTTGCTCGAGCTGCTGCCAAGTGTGTTGCTTTAGTAGCCATTTTTCACTCCAGTGTGTTAAACAATACTTATAGTATAACACCATTTACCAAGATTGTCAAGCGTTTTCAAATCGTTTTACCTTTTCTAACTCGCCTTCTTCGTTTTCAAAATAAACGATACCAGCAACATATCCTTCCAAAAGAGTATCTTGCGCCAATTTGAAAGCCTGACTACGGCTTTTAGTTGTTTCAATCAACTCTTCGTGGCCGTCTTCGTCCTCGGCCCATACTTCATAGAGTTCCCAGTTCATTTTGGACTTTCATCCTCCTTTATGTTAATCGTCCATATCATCGTCTTGGACCACCCAGCCCAGACGAAATAGATCCTTACGGATCTCGTCAGTGACTACACCTTCGCCAACATAAGCAGCTAATTCTTTTGCCCGAGACTGTTGATCTAGTGGTAGTTTTTCAAGTTCTTCTGCGGTCAACGATTCATTTCTAATACCGCTACAGTACCAATCAATGTAATCGCCTTTCTTCTGCATATCAGCAATGATGCCGCCAGCATATCTCCAACTGCAATGCCAGCGTTGATTTTTTAGAATTGGCATAACATCGTGTTTGATAAAATCTCTATTGCACATTGAGGCATAGAGATTCTGTGCATAAACATCGCTTTCGCGAACTTTCTCTAGAATCCAACTAGTGGTCAAGAGGTCGTATTCCATATTTTCAATACGGCTTGCTGGATCTTGAAACTTGGCGTTGTGCTGTTCCGCATAAGAGTCATACATAGCTAGATAGTCTTCGTTCACGACCTCACCATTTTCTTCCATTCGTTCTATGTATTTTTCTTTTTGGAAGGTATGTCGTTCAGGGCTTCTTGAAATTTTTGACATCTTCTACTGCTTTCTTTAGAGTTTCTGCGTAGTTAACAGCCTGTTGCTCAGTCATAATAATGCTGGCTTCGTATTTGACATAGCCTCGAGTTAACAAAGTCCAAATAGTCTGCCAACGATTGAGCTTCCACCATTCTGATTTTTGTGTGGTATAGGTTGTAACAGTGACTCGAGCGTCATCTGCCTCGACCCAAACATTGTGATCGTGATTGGCATCTTGGCATTCACAGACCACTTGATAGGTAATTGCATCACCCCAGTCACTGCGTTTTAAGATTCCTTCTGCAGGCGGTTGAGGATTTAAGTCCATAGACTGTCTCGAGCTTTGATAAGACGAATCATCATAGCTTCATCTTCTTTTTCGTATGCCGCTTCGATCTTTTGAAGTAGCTTGTGTGACTTGTTGCTTAGTTTTTTAAGCTCAGGGGTACTCTTACTACCAAACAATCTTCCATTGTTAAGTTCTCGAGCCTTTTCACAATACTCGTTCCAACCGCTGACCTCATAAGGATCCGGGCGATTACGATAGGTCACAGTCCACCATAGATAAAGTTCTTTGATCTCTTTCGCACGAAGAGCCTGTCCAGTTGGCTTTCCGTATTCAGGATCGTCTGGTTCACACCAGTCAGTGTTAGTCAGAGTCATAGCCCAATCTAAATGATCAATACCTGCTTGAGGACAACGCCAAGTACGCCAACGGAACCAACCGCTAGCCCAAAAGGGAGGGTTATACTTAGCACGAGCTTCTTTATCTCCCCAAGCGATGTGCGACCAAGCGGATTCGATTTCGACGAAATCCACCAACTCATTAAATAGGCATGGCAGGAACCGATTGCCAACATCGCACCAAGCACCAGGCTTGATGTCACGAGTATGAGCGGTAAGAGAGTGAGTACGACTAACCCAACGATTATTGATGTAATACTTAACGTCATAGATCTTTCTAACGGGCCAGGTAACAAAATCTTGGATGTAGCTCAGGCCTTCTTCAGCTAACCAATAACGGACAGGATGATAGCGTTTGGCTTCATCTTCCCATTCGGCCCATCCGTCTGAGGTCAACGCACCCTTCTTAGGTGTGCCGCGAATCCAATCAGCAAAGGGAGTGCAACTCCAGTAGTTTGTGTGTTGTGCCATAATAGTAATTATACAATCTTTCTAGAAATATGTCAAGAGGATTCTTTTTTGAATCAAAACTTACTTTGATATCCTGCCAAATTTAACATAATTGAATACTGCTCGTAGGCTTTTTGGACAGCAGGAGTTGATTGGCGATAACAACTTTCCTCACGTTCTTTTTCCATAAGCATGGAAAACATATCAGCATCGCTATATCCGTGAGTGTGATTGCCAAAAAATCTCTGTTCCATTTCTACAAGAGCTCGAAAACGGCTTTCGGGTATTTGAACTGTAAATACTTTTTCTGTTTCATATTCTACAAAGTCTCTACTTATGACGTCTGCTCGCAAGGGATCTGTAAAATACTTAGGAGGATGGTATCTGGCCCTACGTTTTTGATCATCTACAATTTGTATTTCGTAGTTTCTGCAAAACTGATCAATTTTTTCTTTCATTGAACTAGGCTTTCACCCATTGGAAATATAGCAGCAATGGCCTTGGCGCAGGCCATTGCAATCAGTTGATGTTCTTTTTGTGTACCGTTAGCACTGCGCAATTCAATAAAATGAATCCAGCTACGTAGAGTACCATTCATATATAATCGACTTTCAATAAGCCCTTCTGGCAGTACAGCTCTAGCCTGTTCTTTGGCAATGCCATTAGCAATGGCCCACTCGTATTCTCGTTTAGCGGCATAGATGACTCGTTGTTGAGCTCGGTACCATTCATTTTGTAGTAGTTGATCTTCCACTTCGACACTGTTCTGTCTGTTTTTGGAGTCTTGTAGTCTGGCTTCTCTTGTAACGAAATTGAGATCTTTCGTTGGGTCAGCATAGCGTTGAGAAAATTCTTGGAAACTAAAACTTCTGTGTCTAAGGATCTGTCGGGCAATGTCTCTGGTTGTGGTAATTTCAACGCAGGCGGAGACCATTTCAAGTGGGCTCCAGTGGGCGTGTTTAACAAGATATCGTATGAGTTTTTCGGATGTGTCTGTGTTGAGCTGATTGGAGGGATTGCTGACACGGGCGCAATACGCAATGAGTTCCTGCGCATCTGTGAGGCCCAGATCTCTAAATTCCTCTGTTGGTTGACTATAGGATAAAAGTTTAACATTCATGTTTATTTACTGCTCAGGTTCTTCGATTGGTTCATCAAAACAAAGACTTTCCATAGTCTTATAATGCTCGTAGGCTTTTTTAAGTGCTTCAAACTTTTCAAGTTTCTTTGGATCAGGCACTAGGATGGCCAATCTCTGTTCCATTTTTTTCATGAACTCTTTTAGACTCTGTCCATCAATTTTAATATCAGTGCCCTCTGCCATATCAATGCCAGTGTTATTGATACTAACAGTATTAGGAGTGTTCCAGTTACCGTTGCTTATAGTATATCCGCTATTTCCAGTAGCCCAAGTACTATTACTGTTAATATTACCAATAGTAGTGATGCCGCCTACCGTTGCACCACTTCCGTAAGTAAAGGTGTTACTACTGGGCAGTGTTATAGTATTCATACTAGAATATTGATCTGATAAACCAGTGATTGTGATTGTATCAATCATGGTGCTGGATTGGGCAGCACCATAGTTGCTTAGATCAATTTCAATATCATCAAGTGTGATACTGTCCTTGTCGTCCATATTTAGACCTTGGCTTCTTTGCGAGCGTTCTTTTCTTCTGTGATTTCGTTGCGACGAGCTTTAACACCCTTGGCAACTTCTTGAAGAGCTTTGCGAGCACGAGTTCCTGCTGCACCGTTGCCAGCTGTGAATTTTGCATCCTCTGCCAAGAATGCTTCAAAGTCTGCTTTTAGTTGTTCTACTGTTGTTGACATAATTGTTTCCTTATAGTTATGTTCTAATACTTATAAGCCCCCTTGCTTGCAGGTGCTTAAAACTGGTATGGTCGGTAGGTTTCGAACCTACAAAGGCGCTGTCTACGACTTTGCCCCGTCCCCACTCTAGTCTATAGGACTAGCGGGAGGTCTGCCTATTCCACTCACGACCATATGTATATTATACTATCTAATCTAGTTATGTCAACTGATCTAGCAGTTAAATACTTACCGTTATTATGCAAAATTTTAAATCAATTCCATTCGAACACATTGTGCGTTTTGGACAACGTACTATGCTAGCCAATCCATTATTTTCTACCAGTTGGATTCTAGGCAGATTTTGTAATTATAATTGTAGCTACTGTTGGCCTTATGCTCGCAGTGACAAATTGGATCACCAATCACTTGAAGTATATAAATCTACAGTAAACGAAATTAAGCGTCAAGCACGAGCCAACGGATTTAACCAGTTCCATTGGTCGTTCAGCGGCGGTGAACCTACTGCATACAAACAGTTACCAGAATTAATAAAACACCTGGACGAAACCGAAAGTCCTTACCAAAGTATTCATATGACAACCAATCTGAGTCCAGGTAGCAAATGGTGGAACACTTGGTGTGCCAATACTGCATTATTACAGCGTAGGAGTATTACTGCCAGTTTCCACGACGAGTTTGCCAAGGAACAAGAGTTTGGCGATAAGTGCCTACAGTTACAATATGAACTGGTACACGTTACAATCAATCAAGTAATGGTGCCAGAAAAGTTTTATGAACTGTATGACCGAATGGAACGTTTCCACGAACGAGGCATTAATGTTACATTGAAGCCGCAAAGCAATCCAACGGCGAGTGCAGTTGTTGCGGGCTATACTGAAGATATGATAAACAAGATGCAGACGGGATTTCCGCAACGTGCTAACGGTGAAGATGCTTATCAAATTGCTCTGTACGAAGCAGACGGTACTGAACACTTATTTGATCAGGCTGAAAGATTTAATGCATTTGGTTTCAATAAATTCACTAACTGGTCTTGCAATGCTGGATATCAAAGTGTTATAATAAGAGGCAATGAAGTCAAACGCAGTTACAGTTGTCACGATGTTCCATTAGGCACATTAGACAGCTTTGAATTATTCAAGGAACCTACTCGCTGTATTACTCCTAGTTGCGTGAGTTCGGCAGACAGCAAAATACCAAAATGCAAATAGATACCGAACACCTACACCACTGGATGCAGGCCATCCGTCAAAGTCCTGATCCTATGCGTACTATGGATGCATTTTGGAGTGGCCAACTTAAAAGCAAAGAGTGGCTGATTACAAATCTACGCAATAATGTCAACAAGTTTGTTACCATAGACATTCACGGTGGGTGGGTAGGAGTGTTAGCTAGTATGCTATTTCAAAGTGACCTACCTATAATAAACATTCGTAGTGTCGATATTGATTCTAGCTGCGAGTCTATTGCTGTTAATATGAACAAGATAGAAGAAATAGCAGGTCGATTCTGTGCCGTAACTGCTGATATGTGTAGTATTAGGTCCGACGCAGACGTTGTGATTAACACCAGTTTTGAACACGTATCTCAAGACGATTATGATCTATGGCTAGGAGGTCTTAGAATGGATAGTCTAATTGTTTTACAATCTAACAACTACCAGATACCAGAACACATAAGAATTGCTCAAGATTTAGAAGAATTTAAATCTCAATCTCAGTTAGAAAAGATATGCTATGCTGGAGAATTAGATTTACCTTTGTATAAAAGATTTATGATTATTGGTAAAAAATAATGTATCCTATCTCTGCTATACATATTGAGTTAACTGATAAATGCCAGGCCGCCTGTCCTATGTGTGCTCGTAATCATAGCGGTGGGAGTGAACGTCCCTTTATTAAAAATACAGAGATCACATTTGCAAACTTTAAACAATGGTTCCCTGTTTCTTTTTTATCAGGTGTAAATAATTTTTACAGTTGTGGTAATTATGGAGATCCTGTATTTGCTACAGACTGTTTTGACATATACGAACACGTTCGAAATTCAAGTCCCAATGCACGATTAGCAATTCACACCAATGGTAGTTTGCGTAAAACTACTTGGTGGAAGGACCTTGCCACTGTGATGGGAAAGAATGGAGAAGTTGTTTTTGCTGTAGATGGATTCAAAGGAAAACACGAATTATACAGACGCAATACAGACTTTGATAAGATCATAGAAAATATCAAAGCCTATGTTAGTGCGGGCGGGCTTGCTAGGGTAGACAGTTTAGTGTTTAAACATAATGAACACGAAGTGGATGAACTAGAAAAGTTTTTACTGGATATTGGTGTACATAGTGTAAACTTCAAAAGCACTAAACGCTTTTACAATATGACAGCATTTCCTGTATTCGATCGATCAGATGAATACGAATATGATTTATATCCTGCAGAAACTTCACGTTTTAAACAAGAAGTAAAAATACCCTTAGAGAATTTTTTAGATAATAAATTTTTTAAAAAAATAGTATCGGAATCAATTATTAAACCGCAATGTGTAACTAAACAAGAAATTTATGTTGATCCTCACGGCAATGTGTTGCCTTGTTGTTACATTGGTAGTGACTGGTTAGAACAACCGTTAGAAGAAAAACTATTGTTGCATACACTACGCAACATAACAGTAAATAATTCTAAGGAAATGATGCAAGCTATCGGAGTGCCCAATTTGCACATTAACAACATTGAAGAAATGTTAGGGCAAGATGGACTATGGAAAGAGTTAGAAAGTTATTGGCAAGGTGAGAACAAGTGTATGACCTGTGTTAAATCTTGTTCAAGTCAACTGTACGATCTCTAAAGTAATCCCGGCATTTTTAATCTGAATGAATGCTTCGTCGAATATTGACGGAAAATCAGTATTTACGAGTATTTCTTTTTCACTGATTCCTTTGAAGCCAGTAATATAACCGTTCTTAATATACTTGTTAACAGTGCCCATAATTGGAGTATATGCTAACTGTTTCCAATCGTAGTCTCCGCTAACTACCTTTATGCGTAGTCCTTTTTGTTTGTCAGTATATTTAGGTAATAGCACTCTTACATTTAAATGAATACGTGTTCTTGGGCCCCAGTTTACAGCAACATGGACAAAGTCAGTATTCATATGCCATAGTTGTCCGTCTGCTGGTAAATGATACATTTGATTATCAGATATATTAACTAAGAATGAGTAAGGATTGGTAACTATTGCAAGATGGATTCTGTCATCTGGATCGCAATGAGCAGTATAAGTTTCTCTTGATTCTAAACACAGCAATCTTGCCTGACCGATAGCTCCTAAAGAATCGAGAACATCACCTAGGGGTGTTCTTTTAAATTCTGGTTTTACTTCCCACGGATCATTAAAAAACTCTCCCGTGGAATCGTTGAGATCTAACCTTTTAAAAGAACCCAGCAAAGAAACTTGATCTATTATGGGTTCTATAGAAAATTTATTTGGCAAAAGTTTTAACATTAAATATATTTATGAGTCTAAATATACCCTTTGATGCAAAATGGAACAGTGTCGCTATTAGTATGAGTGGTGGTGCTGATAGCGCATTGCTTTGTTATTTGTTATGTAATAACATTACGATTCAAAAAGCAGAACACATCAAGATTCACGTTATCAGTCACATAAGATGCTGGAAAACCAAACCTTGGCAACAGTACGATTCTGAAAGAATCTATAATTGGATGACTAAGAAATTTTCAAATATTACATTTGAGAGACATATAAACTTTATTGCACCGGAACTAGAATACGGAAATATTGGTCCTTGTTTAACAGATGAATACGGTAAACTAGTAAGTGGTGACAACATACAACAACGGGCTTATGCAGAATTTATCTGCAATAAACACAACATCGATGCCTACTACAACGGAGTGACCCGAAATCCTCGAGTAGAAAATTTTAACGGTATGCTTGAACGCAGTATTGAAAAGAATGAAAACAACGGACATCTCGAAGCAATGCAACATATGGGGCGTTGGGCATTTCATCCTTTTAGATTTGTTGACAAATCCGAGATAGTAAAAACTTATGTGGAGTTAAATCTTATCGACCTGTTTAACATTACAAGAAGTTGTGAGGGAAAGTTCACTGAAATAAATTATCAAAACTACAAACAAGGACAATATGTTCCTGTTTGTAATGAATGTTTTTGGTGTAAAGAACGAGAGTGGGCTCTTAAAGCAAATGAGCTAATTCAGGAAACGTCTGTTTAAAGTCTGTCTTACGTTGTGTGTCCATTGTTGTAATATATTCTTGGAAGTCAGGTAGTAAATTAGTGTGATCCTCACTGTCCATCCAATTTAAAAGTCCTTCCCAGCGTTTCCAACCATAAGAGTTCACTTCCCAAAAGTCAGCGTCTTGAGTGTGATTTTCCCACAGCCATATTTTTAATTCTTCAAACAGTCTTCGTACTTCTTTTTTATCTTCTTTGGGCAATACCTTTAAACTTAGCCAGGTTGGAATCCATACTAGGTGTGCGCTGAATATGCCCCCACTATGTGTTTCGCCAACAATGTTTTCATTCAGATTGATCTTCTTAAATCCCTGAGTCAGCTTCCATTTGATAAAGTCTGGAATGTGCTTGATATTCAATATCTGTACAGCACAGGCAATAGTAGTTTCAATATTATCCGGAGCATTATCTAGTATGTGCAAATTTTTCACAATGGTATTCCAATCAGTTGGAAAGCGAATGTAATGCAATCTGTCGCCCATTCCGTCTATGCTGAGTCCGTATTTGACTTTGCGAAACTGTTTCCATATTTCGACGATAGTTTCGTCAATCAAAATTCCATTGCTGTTATAACGAAGTTCTATTTTGTTAGCATAACCTCGATTTATAATTTCCTGTAGGAATATCTTATGCTCTTTAATCATCAGTGGTTCGCCACCAGCAAAATATACCTGTTTGATGTTGGGAATTTGTTCGTAGATCTCTTCCCAGAACGCTGGGTTTTCGTGCCAATGATTGTTAAAACTATTCTGTTTCCAGCTTAATTGTTTTTTAATTAGCGGACTTTGAAATAGTGGATATACTTTTTTATGATCCTCAACCCACTTACTACTGTCATGAGGACTGCACATTATACATTTTAAATTGCAAGTGTGTCCTAGACGTAAATCTATGTATTGTAATTTGTAAGGAATATGCCCTTCTTCAGTTGTTTGCGCAATGAGTGCAGGTATGTCAATGCCTTTTTTATCCCATGTACCAGTTTCCCAAATGCGCTTACTAACTACACCTGAGCTTTCTTCTTCGTAACATTTCTTACAACTTGCCGGAGCTTTTCCTTCCAGCATGGTTTGTCTAATGCTACGCATATAATCATTATTAAATGCCTGGCTAGGAAGATCTTTTCCAAAGTTAGCAGGTTGTCCGTTTTCTTTCTTAACAAGACCAACTGTGTAGTCGCCGTCACTTGCTCCGCTAGCATTGGCCACACAACATACTCGCATATCTCCGTTTGGACGAGTAGCCATATGGATCCAAGGTAGTACACAAAAACTAGGGCTTCCGGATACGTCGACTATTTGCTTCTGCCATTTTCCTAGCTGAGTTTCTTCTGATTGCAGCCAGAATATTTTGTTTTTGTTGGGCATGAAATATTTATATGTACACTTTATAGGTTAAATATTTCATGGTCCTTAAAAAAAGTAAAACATTTTGTATGCACCCTTTTACAGGGTTAGCTACCAGAGAAGATGGTGCCATTAAGGCCTGTTGTCGTAGTCATCCAGTTGGCTTTGTTGATAAAGAATCTCTAGAAGAAATTTGGAATAACGACACGATGAAGCGTATTCGTAAGCAGGTATTAAATGACGAAAGACCTGCAGAGTGTGAACCTTGTTTTAATCTCGAAGATCAAGGAGTGGTCAGTCTACGACAGCGACACGTTGAAGCCAGAATTCCAGAAGCAAGAATAAATCTATACCCCGACGCATTGAATAAACTACAAGAAGACTATTCTATGCCTTTTGAAATTCCCACAATCGAACTCAAACTTAATAATCTCTGTAACTTAAAATGTCGTATGTGTCATCCCGGAGACAGCACCAGTTGGAACGATTGGGATCAAGTGGAAGAATTTTATAAAAAAGACAACAACATTATATTTCATTTAGTTGAAGAAAATAATTTAAAGAATAAACCTTTTCTTGATAAGTTTCAAGATAATCCTGAGTGGTGGTCCAGTTTAGAAAAATTGTTACCTTACTTTCGTCGTGTAGAATTTGCTGGCGGTGAGCCATTGATGGACCCGCAGCATTATCGCATATTAGATATGCTTGCTCCCTATGGTTCTAATATAGAAATTAAATA